TCATCATTCCGGGCCAAGGCATTTTCCAGCGATTGGGTCGGGGTCGCCGGTCGCGGGTGCGGATGCTCTACGCCTTCCAGCGCGCGGTGCCCATTGCGCCAAGCCTCCAGTTCATCGAGAACGCGCGGCGGACCGTCAAGGAGCGTTTCCACCCGAACTTCCGCACCGCGTTCGCGGAAGCGAAGCGGACGGCGCGATGAAGATCGGATCGAATACAGTGATGCGCGGCATCGTGCTGCCGGTCGCGGGGCCCGTGGACGGGACCACATGGACCGAGCTCCGTGAGCGCCTGTTTGCCTCCTGGTCGGACGTGACGGCGTGCGCCAACTGGATGCTGACCGAGCTGTACGCGCGGGATACGCATCGGGAGCCGGCGATGGAGAAGCTGGGGCGGATGCCTAGGATCTATCTCTATCCGGAGGCGCGTCGCCAATGGCCGGGCCTCGCCACGCAGACACTGGCGACGCTCGAGCACGAGGTCAAGAAACGCTGGCGCACGATGCGGTATGCGGTGCTCTGGACAGGACGCCAATCGCTCCCCACGCAGAAATACGCCGTGCCGCTCCCCCTGCCGCGCCAGATGTGGCGTCTCGAGGTCCGGGAGGCGCGGTATTACGTCCTGTCGTGCCGGATCGGGGATGCCCGGATCGGGCTGCGTCTCCGGGGTGGACCCCATGTCTATCGGCAGTCTCAGACGCTGGCCGAGATCGTCGATGGCGAGGTCCGCGCGGGGTGCGCCTATCTGTACGAGCGTGTTGTGCACGCTGGAGACCACCGAACGGGCACAGCCAAGGATCGTCGTCTGGTCGTGCGGATCAGCGTGGAAGTGCCGCGCCGATCGGTGGCGGATCTCACGGGGACGCTCCATGTGCGGACCACTGCCGCGGCACTGCTGGAGTGCGCGCAGAAGGAGGATGGTCCCGCGGTGTGGACGGAGCATGCTCAGCAGATCCGGCGTGCGTTGGCCGGCTTCGCGCGCCAGCAGCGTCAGTTGTCAGACGACTTGAAGGCCGAGCGCCGTCGGCCGCGTCGTCAGCGCGAGGGGATCGTGGGACGGATGGGGATGTTGCGGCGACGGCGCGCGCGGCAATTGGATAGCTGGCTGCACGAGCTGGCGGCGCACGTCGTGGGGTATGCGAAGCGGCATCGGGTGGCAGTTGTGCAGTACGACGACCGCATCAGGGCGTTCGCCGAGTCGTTTCCATGGTATCAGTTGCGGTTGCGGCTCCAGGAGAAGTGCGAGGCGGCAGGGATAGTCTTTGCGAGGCGAGCGGGGAGGTCGTGACCGAGAGTGCGGACCCGCTCGCAGAACTCGTAACCATAGACACAACATGAGGATAGACGGTACGGCCACCGCCAGGCCGAAGCGCGAGTACAGGGCCGAGCCATTGCGCACGGCACCCGCTCGCGGAACGCGGGATAAGCGTCGGGGATACCTGCAGTTAGGCAGCCGCCCCAGAAACACTCATCTCATCGAGAGACTGTTGCGGGCGTGCAGGCATAAAGGAGCACGACGAGCATGGATATCTTCTCCCAGAAACACTCATCTCATCGAGAGACTGTTGCGGGTAGGCGCGAACCTGCCTGAAAAAGGCATCGTAATCTCCAGAAACACTCATCTCATCGAGAGAAGGTTGCGGGGAAAGCAGCAAACCAAGACGCCGATACGGGTTCAAACCCGAAACACTCATCTCATCGAGAGAAGGTTGCGGGAAATGATGTTTATGCAACAGGCACCGATGACGGTCCCGACCTGCGTGTATACAGCGGCAGGCCGGCCGCCGATGCCCGGCACTGCCGACGGGACCTGTCGGTTGTGCGGTACTCTCGGAACGGGTCAGGCGTTTGCGTCGTGGGTCAAGCCGACCTTCACTGACCACGACCGCGTGCGCCCGGGGACGATCATCTGCCATGCGTGTCTGTTCTGCACGCTGCATAACTCGACCTGGCTGGCTGAGCATCTCGGGCGCGAGAAGCCACAGCGCATGCGGAACTACTCGCACTTCGTGCTCGAGGGCGCGTGGCACTGCGTGTCCAAAGCCGAGAAGGCGCGGATGCGCACGCTCCTCGCCCGCGACCCCGAGGTCGTGGTCCTTGCTGACAGCGGCCAGCGCCACCTCGTGTTTCGCGCGCGGCCCGGGTGCTGGCAGTTCGAACTCCACACCATCACGCCCGAATGGGAGCGCCTCGCGGCGCATCTCGGGAAGAAGTGGTCGCAGGGGTGGGGCGCCGTCTTGCAGTGGGACGTGGAGCCCTGGCCCGAGGACTGGAGTGTGACGGGACCAGGCGGGCGCCTGATGCGGGCCGTGTACGATCCTGAGGGCACGACGCAGTACGGCATCCGGCCGAGTTACTGGCATCCTCGCAATCAGTTCCCGTGCCGGCTGCCGGGGGGCAGCAGCTGATGCCGCAGCCCACCTTCGGCGCGCGCGGAGTACTGGTGGATGCGGTGGCGATGGCCGTCCGCGAGGCCTGGGCCGTCGAGGCCGGCGCACGGCGGAACTATGTGGCGACGACGCTCCGTCGCCTGGTCGGTGATGCGCTGGCCGACCAGGCGTTGGTCGCCGCGCTCAAGCTCCTCGATCTCCAACCCGCGGCGCCGACGGGCGACATCGAGCCGCCGGCGACGGCACTCCTTTCGTTATGTGCGCGGTGTAAGCAGATCAAGCTACGCGAGCAGCGGAGGCCCTACCGGGGCAAGATCCACATGGAGGTCCTGCGCGATGCGGAGTGGATGCGGCGACAGTTCGAGCGGCTCGGCCGCACCGACCAGGACCTGGCGGAGGATCTGCAATGCCACCTAAAGTCCGTCACGCAATGGCGCAATCGGCACGGCATTCTTCCGCATAAGTCGAACCGCAAGTACATGGACCCGGAGCGCCTGCATCGGCTCATTCACGTCGACCGCCTCGCCCCGGGCGAGATCGCCGAGAAGCTCGAGTGCGACGCGGCGACGGTCCAGCGGTGGGCCCGCCAGCTGGGCGTGGTGCGCACGTACAAGGAGCACGCCCACCACACGGAAGCCTGGTGGCGTGAACGGGTCCACGCGGGGTGGACCTACTACCGGATGGCCGAGGCTGCCGGCATCAAGAAGCACAGCGTCTTTTGGCACCTCCGGAAGTGGGGGCTGTACACACGCAAAGGCTCACGCGCGAGCCTCCCGCGGTACCCGCAGCTGTATGAGGCTGAGTGGTTGGCCCGCGCGCTCGATGGGACCACCGAATACGCACGCGTCGCCCGGGAGGTCGGGTGCTCTGCGAGTACGGTGAAGTTCGCGGCGGTGAAGCTGGGACTCGTGGCCCCCAAGAATCCCCCACGCCCCACACCGTGGGTACACGATCCCGCGTGGTATCACGAGCGCCTGGCCCGACGGATGACGGCCGAGCAGATGGCGGCCGAGGTGGGACTCCAGGCCAAGAGCGTGCTGAACTACATGATCGCGTTAGACGTCGCGCCCGAGTACTACCGGCTCGTGGAGCGGTGGCACGCCGAGGAACTGGCGAAGACCCGCGAGCGGATCGCCCGTCGCGTGTCGATGGTGGCGACGTGACGAGAACGATCGTGCCGGCAAGGGATTAGGTTCTTTCGGGGCCTGTTCGGGTGAGCGGGCTCGCGCCAGAGCAAACGTTCTCTAGGTGGTGCAATCTGAAAAGCATTTCAGTTTCATCTGCGGTGTCATCTCGTACGACGGGGTCCGACCGTGGTCCGTGGTAGTCGTGGATGGGTGAGATCCGATTATCCCGCAAGGAGTTCGCCGCCATCTTCGACGTCACGATCCGCCAGGTCGACAACTGGGTCGTCGAGGGCCTGCCCCGGATCGAGGTCGGCCGCAACCGGTTCGCCTACGGGGTCGAGTCGATTCGGTTCGTGGTGCGCAAGATCAAAGAGCGCGAGAATGGCGGCCCGAAGAGCCCGCGGTTCCAGCGGGAGGTCCTCCGCGTCGAGCACGAGAAACTGGAGCTGCTCCGCAAACAGCGCGAGCTCATCCCGATCGCCCTGCACCGTGAGCGCCTGGCCGTCATCGTGGAACGGATCGCGGCCACCTTCAAGTCCATGCCCGCCCGGTTTGCCCGACGGTTGGTGGGCGCCAAGAAGATCGCGGAGGCCCGCGTGGTCCTCGAATCCCTCCGGGAGGAACTCATCGACGAGCTGCTGAGGATTCCCGATGATGACGACTGACGACCTGTCGCGCCGAGCGTTCGTGGCCCTCTCGAGCGCGATCGCGGTGTCCCCGACACACTATGCGGTGGCGGCCTCGGAGGCGCGTCGGGTCGAACGCGAGATCTTCCGGGCGACCATCCTGCGCAGCCCGACGCTCACGATCAGTCAGTGGGCTGACCAGGAACGCATCGTGCCGGCGGGCTCTTCCTCGGTGCCTGGCCGGTGGCGCACCGAGATGGTCCCCTACACCCGCGAGATCATGGATGCGATCGGGGACGCGCGGTATCGGTCGGTCGTCTGGAAGAAGCCCAACCAAGTCGCGGCGACCGAAGTCATCATCAACGCAGTCGCGTATTTCATCGACCAGGATCCGTCTCCGATGCTCCTCGTGTTGCCGAATGTCGATCCGATGGCCCGGAAATGGTCACGCACCCGGTTCGCACCCATGGTCGCGGCGATGCCATGTCTCCGCCGGAAGGTCGGGGAGGCGCGCACCCGGGACTCGGCGAATACCGTGCTCGAGAAGACGTTCCCCGGCGGCTACCTCTCCGTCATCGGCGCCAACAGCGCCGCGGGGCTGTCGATGTCTCCGGTGCGGTGCGCGTTCTTCGACGAGGTCGACCGCTTCCCCGCGTCCGCCGGCACGGAGGGTGATCCGATCGAGCTCGGGGCCGCACGCACCGACACGTACGGCGACCTGGCGATTCAGGTGCATTTCTCGACGCCGGCGGATGAGCCGTCGCGCGTGGACGAGGCCTACCAGGAGAGCGACCAGCGCCAGTACTGGGTGCCGTGCCCATTGTGCGGACACGAGCAGTTCCTCCAGTGGCGCGATGCGGACGGGGACTACCGGCTGATCTGGGAGAAGGACAAACACGGCCACCACCTGCCAGAGACCGCGCGGTACCTGTGCAAGGCGTGTGGCGGGTTGATCGACGAGATCGACAAGCCCGCTATGTTATCCGCCGGGTACTGGAAGCCGCTGAAACCCGAGATCACCGACGTCGCGGGCTTTCACTGCAACGTCATGGTCTCGCCGTTCTTCAGTTGGGCCGACATGGCCAGGATGTTCCTCAACGTGCGCGGCAATCCGGAGCGACTGAAAACCTTCGTCAACTTGAAACTGGCCGATGTCTGGGATCCCGAGCAATGGGTGTTCAACGACACAAAGCTGGCGGGCCGGCGTGAGCGGTACCACGCCGAGGTGCCGAAACCCGTCGGAATTCTTACCGCGGGCGTCGACGTGCAAGCGGATCGTCTGGAGTTGGAGGTCGATGGGTGGGGCGTCGGGCACGAATCCTGGACGCTGACCCACGAGCGCATCTACGGGGACCCCGTCGACGGTGACGTGTGGGAGGCGCTCGAGGCCCTGCTGACGAAACCCTGGGCGCACGCCTCCGGATCGACGCTGCGCATCATGTGCTGCCTGATCGACTCCGGCTATCTCGCGGACGAGGTGTACGGGTTCGTCAAGCCGCGGCAACGGCGACGCGTGTATGCGGCGAAGGGACTCGGGGGCGATCACGTCCAACTCGTGAAACGCGCGCAGCGACCGGACCGGCACCGGATTCGCCTGGTCACGGTCGGCACCGACACGGCGAAGGATAAGCTCTTTCCGCGCTTGGCGATGGAGGAGCCGGGCCCGGGCTACATCCATTTCGGGGCACCGACCGACACGGGCCTCGACGAGGAGTACTTCGCGCAGCTGAAAGCCGAGAAGATCGACTATCGGACCGTCCGCGGCCGCCGAGTGCGCTACTACAAGCAGATCCGCAAACGGAACGAGGCGATCGACTTGAAGGTGCTGAACCTGGCGGCGTTCCATCTCCTGGGCGCGGGCGTGACGGACCACATGGCACGATGGGTCGATCGTGCCAATGGCACGACGAGCGAGCGCGCCAGTGCCCCGGCGACCAAGCCCCGACGTGGAGGGGTGCTCTCGAAGGGAGTGGAGCTGTGATCCCGACCACGATGCTGCAAGAACTCGCGAAGGATAAGACGCTCTCGCCGCACACGTTGCGCGTGTACTTCATCCTGGTGGGGGAGTTGGACTTCCGCGTATATCGGCACGTGAAGCAGCACGTGTTGGCGCTGACGCTCGACACCGATCAGAGCACCGTGAGCCGTGCTCTGCAGACGCTGGTCGAGGCCACGCTCGTGGAACTGGGCCCGCGGGACGGCGCCGGCAACACGTACCGGCTCGTGCAACGCAACCGGTTCAACCCCGCCGGGGAGTGGTAGGACACGACCACCAGCTATAAGAATACGCGCGTCGTACCTTTATGCATCCTGGACATATGTCGAGGATGCATATTGGGTTGTCCGCGCACCCGTGATCGCCCATTGATGCTTCCCGTATGGGCGCATCGCAAACCTTCTCGCAACAGCGGCTGACCAATGTAGAGACCGCGATACACGAGGTGGAGCTCAGCGGGACCGGCTCGATCGCCGGTACGAGTTACTCCCCTTCGGACCTTCCTTTCCTCGAGGCCTGGCAACGTCGGTTGAGCGTCCAGGTCGCCATCGAGCACATCGAGGCCGGCGCGCAGGAATACACCGTCCTCGGCCGTACCTTCCGGCGCGGTGACCTGAAGATCCTGTACGATCGGCTCGACAAAGAGCGCACGCACGAACAGCGTCTGCGTCGCGGTGGTGGCATGCGTGTCCGCGGCATCGTGCCGACGGGGTGACCCGGGTGGTGAGACTCCAGCACCCAATGCACTATGTGATGACCGGCGCCGGGATGCCCGCGTCGCAGGTCAACATTCCGCGGATCAATGCGCTGTCGTACGACGGCGCGTCGTCGGTCCGCCGCGCCCTCAAAGATTGGTGGCCGATCGAGACGTCGGCCGATGACGACACGATCTACGACCTGCCGACCCTGCGCGGCCGCTCGCGTGATCTCCTCCGCAATAACGGCTGGGCCGCGGGGGCCGCGCAGACCACCACGACGAACGTCATCGGCGCCGGCCTTCGCCCGAAGGCCACCCTCGACCACGAATACCTCGGATTGTCCGAAGACCAGGCCGAGCAGTGGGAGAACATGGCCGAGCGCATCTTCCGCGTGTGGTGTGCGCAGTGTGATCTCACGCGCCGCCAGGCGTTCGCCGGTCTGCAGGAAGTCGCGTTCCGCGCGATCTTCGAAGCCGGGGACGTGCTGGCCATCCGTCGCCACCGTCAGCGACGGGGCGATCTGTTAGGCACGAAGCTCCAACTCCTCGAGGCCGAACGCGTCTGCAACCCCCATCACCTGCCGGACATCGATCGTCTCATCGCCGGCGTCCAGTTGGATCCGGATGGCGCCCCCACCCGTTACCACTACACGAACCGCCATCCGAACGCGATCACGTTCACCGGGGAACCGGTGGTGTGGCGGCAGGTGCCGGCGTTCGGGTCGACGGGGATGCGCCTGGTCCTGCACGTCGTGCGGCCACTGCGTCCCGGACAAACGCGTGGCGTGCCGGTCCTAGCCCCGGTGATCGAGAAGCTGAAGCAGCTCGCGCGGTATGGCGACGCCGAACTGATGGCCGCCGTCGTGAGTGCCATGTTCACGGTCTTCGTCAAATCCGAGGGCGCGTCCGATGAGAGCAACACCCTGCTGGAATCGTTGGAGGGGCTCGAGCAGCAGAGCGGCGATCCGAAGACGGATTACAAGCTGGGGTATGGCACGATGGTCGGGTTGGAGCCGGGCGAGGACATCCAGACGGCCAACCCCGGGCGCCCGAACGACAAGTTCGATCCGTTCGTGCAGTCGATCTTGCGCGAGGTGGGCGTAGCGATCGAGATCCCGTTCGAGCTGCTCATCAAGCACTTCGAGTCGTCGTACTCCGCCGCCCGCGCCGCCTTGCTGGAAGCGTGGCGCGCATTCACGACCAAGCGGCATTGGTTCGCCGGCGCGTTCTGTCAGCCGTCGTACGAGTTCGCGATCAGCGAGGCCGTCGCACGCAACCTCCTTCCGGCGCCGGGCTTCCTGACGGATCCGCTGATGCGTGCGGCGTGGCTCGGCACCGAATGGCACGGGCCCGGCCAGGCGCAGATCGATCCGCTGAAGGAGATGAAGGCGTACCAGGTCGCGGTCAGCGAGGAATTCATGACGCGGAATGAAGTGACCGCGTTGACGACGGGCGGAGACTGGGAGCGGAAGCACCGGCAGCGCACCAAGGAAGAGCGGATGCGTCGAGAAGACGGGCTCGCCGGCGCCGATGGAGCGCGTGACACAGCAGAGGACGACACCACGCCCGACGAGGACGATGATGCCGAAGCGTAACGGGCATCGTCGCGCGCTGCAGGCGCTCGTCAGTCGGCCGTGGGCGATCATGCGCGACTACTACGAGACCATGTTCGCCATCGCGGCGGAGGATCCCGGCTTACTGGCCGCGATCGCCAAAGAGACGGGCGAGACGCTCGAGAACGTGCAGCACACGACCGTGCGGGACGGCGTGGCCACGATCGAGATCACGGGTCCGCTGTTCAAGCACGCGGACCTGTTGAGCGCGATCAGCGGCGCCACCACGTACGAACGCCTGGCGCGCGACGCCAACCGCCTGATGGAGGACCCGAGCGTCGGCGCGGTCGTGGCCGAGTTCGATACGCCGGGCGGCGACGTGAACGGCTTGCTCGAGACGGCGGACCTGCTGGCGGAGTTCGCCGCGGCCGACACGAAACCCTTCATCGCGCACGTCGGTGGACTCGGCGCGTCGGCCGGCTACGTCCTGGCCAGCGCGTTCCAGGAGATCGTCGCGACGGATCTGTCGATTCTCGGCAGTCTGGGGGTCGTCAAATCGATCGTCGACTTCCGCAAGCGTGACGCGATGGAAGGCATCGAGGAGATCGAGATCATCTCTTCGCAGTCTCCGCTCAAGCGTCCGGATGCCAAAACGAAAACCGGACACGAGCAACACCAGCGCGAGGTGAATAGCATCGCGGCCGTCGTGATCGCACGCGTCGCGCGCTACCGTGGCGTGAGCGAGGAGACGGTCCTTGCCGACTACGGCCAGGGCGACGTCTTCATCGGCCAGCAGGCTGTCGACGCGGGGATGGCCGAACGCGTCCGCACGCTGGAGGAACTGCACGCCGAGCTCGTCGAGCAGATCAGCTCGAGGAACTCAATTTCTGTCCCGGGCAGCGCGGCTGCCACCACCAAGGATTCGTCCATCATGAGTGATACGACGAAGGACACGACGGCCGCGCAGACTCCCGAGCAGCGCGCGGCCGCGTTCGAAGCCACTGACGCCGAGGCGGCCAACGTGCTGATCGCGAAGGGGCGCACCGCTGGCGAAACCGCCGGTGAGCAGAAAGGGCGTGAGGTTGGTGCCACGACCGAGCGTAAGCGGCTACTCGCGATCGAGCAGCTGACGGAGCCCGGCTACGAGGCGCTCATCACCGCGTGCAAGGAAGATCCGTTGTGCACGCCCGAGGCCGCGGCGCTGAAGATGAAGCAGCAGGAGCGTGCCGCCAAAACGGATCACCTGCAGTCGCTCGAGCAGGACGAGACCCAGAACAAGTTCCCGAACCCCAGCGCGGGCGAGAGCGAGAGTGCGACGGAGGAGGAACAACTCGCCGCACGCATCCTCAACGCCGGTCGTCCGCCGCAACCTGCCAGCGCGCCCAGTGTGAACTCAGCGGATAAGGAGACGAACGCACTATGACTGACTACGGAACCCCTTCCTTTGCGTCGGCCGCGCGGAGCCTCGACTGGCTCCTGGCTGGTGACTTTCCGCGCGTCGAGGCAGAGGTCGTCATCATCACCGGCCAGGTGCTGGCCGCGGGCTCGGTGCTCGGGCGCATTACGGCCAGCGACAAGTGGAATCTGTCGCTCAGCGCCGCGGGCGACGGATCGGAAGTGCCGCGCGCGATCCTGATGGATGCGGTGGATGCCACGGGCGCCGACAAGGCGGGCCGCGTGTGGCTGACCGGTGAGTTCGCGGACGAGAAACTCGTCTTCGGGACCGCGCATACGATCGCCAGTACGAAGACCGCCCTTGCCGAGAAGGGCATTTACCTCAAGGCCACGGTCGCGTCCTAACGACGCGTGCAGGCATAAAGGAGCACGACGAGCATGGATATCTTCTCGACTGGTGTGCTGCGGCGCGTGGTCGCGTCCCTGGACGAGCCGCTAGCGTTCCTCCTGAACCTGTTCTTCCGCGAAGTCCAGACGGGTGACACGGAAGACATCCACTTCGACGTCGACACCACCAAACAGCGCATCACGCCGTTCGTCCACCCGATGGTGGCGGGCAAGGTGGTGCAGAGCAAAGGATGGGCGACAAAGACGTTCCGTCCGGCGTACGCGAAGGACAAGCGGAGCTTCAAGCCCGATGCGCCGATGAAGCGCTGGATCGGCGAGCAGATCGGCGGGTCGCTGTCGCCGCAAGCGCGGCGGGATCTGGCGTTGCGCCGTGAGCTGATGGATCAATTGGAGATGCTCACCCGGCGCGAAGAAGTGATGGCGTCCGAGGCGCTCCGCACGGGCAAGGTCACCGTGACCGGGGAAGGCTACGACACGGTCGTCGTCGACTTCACGCGCTCGTCCGCGCTGACCGTTGCGCTGACGAGCGGGGCCCAGTGGAGTGAGACCACGGCCACGGTCATCGACGATCTGGAGACGTGGGGGGATCTGATCCAGCAAACATCCGGCGCGGTCGGGATGGACGTCGTGATGGATCCGTTAGCGTGGCGGCTGTTCCGCGGGAAGGATGAAGTCAAAGCCCTCCTGGACAATCGCCGAGGCTCCGCCTCCACGGCCGAGATCGGACCGCGCTCTGGTCGTAAGGCGCGATACGGCGGCAACATCGGCGATTACGACATCTGGATCTACCAGGACCGGTACATCGACGATGCCGGCGTCGAACAGAAGATGCTGCCGGACAACACGGTCATCGTCAGCGGCGCGCAGCTCGAGGGCGTGCGGGCGTACGGGGCCATCCAGGACGAGAAGGCGGGGTACACAGCCACCCGGTTTTTCTCGAAGTCCTGGCTCGAGGAGGACCCCGCGGTGCGGTGGCTGCTGATGCAGAGCGCGCCGCTCGTGGTGCCCTACCGGGTCAACGCGAGCCTCTGCGCCACCGTCGTCGCACCGTAACGGGAGGCCCTCATGGCCAAGGACACACACATCGCGGCGCAGACCGTGAAGATCGACAAGACCTACTACGCGCCGGGGCAAACGCTCCCGGCGCTCGCGGACGACGAAGCTCGGCGCTTGCGGGACCGCGGGGTCATCGTCGCCGTCGGGTCGGCTGCCGCGTCGGCCTCCGACGACGACGCGGCACCGCCGCATACGCTCTCCGTCGAGAAGTTGAAGGAGCACCTGCAAACCGTCACGGAAGACACCGTGCTCGAGGAGTTGCATAACGCCGAGCGGGACCACAAGAACCGCGCGACCGCCCTCGAAGCGATCGAAGCACGGATGGTGGAACTCGACGGGACGGACGAGGACGAGGATCCGGATCACGAGGAGCAGTAACCGCGCGTGGCATACCGGACGCAGGACCTGCCGCATCTGCTTGCCGACTTCGGCGAGTGCCTGACCTACGAGGGGCAGACCACCAATGTCCTCGTCGACTTCGAGTCGGCGCCGGTGACCATGGACGGGACGCCCCTCCAACTGGCCGCCACGGAAACGATGGTCGCCGTCGCGACGGCGGAGCTGACGGTCGGGATCCTGGCCGCGCTGGCGGTCGACGACGAGTTCGACGTCGATGGGATTCGGTATCAGTTCCGCCGGCGCGAGCTGCTCGAAGACGGCGCGTTGACCGCCCTGATCGTGGTGAAGGCATGAAGCTGAATGTCCTGCGGATGGTGACCGACTTCCTGAATGATCCGACCCACGGCGTGAACGCGCTGTTAGGCAGCATCCCGCTGGATGACGGTGAGTCCGCGCCGCCGGCGTTGACGGCCATCGTCGATACGACGCGTGCCAACGACGTCGCCAGGCTCTTTGCGGATCCGGACGAGCGGCCAACGCCCTTCGGCTTCGTGTTCGATCCGGATGATCTGGCGATCGAGGGTTGGGTCGCGAACCAGGTCACCCAGGGCACCGAGGGGCAGCTGACGATCGGGCTGGCCTTCGTCGTCGGTACCGCGCAGACCGCGGCAGGCCTCCGGGATGCGATGCTGTACCGCCGCGCGGCACGACGGTCGCTCAACCGATTGAACGGCAACGACCAGGTCGACGCGCGGAAGCGCAACCAGATCTACATCACGCGGACGGCATCGTTCACCGAAGGGGCGTCCTGGGCGCAGCTCGACGGTGGGACGCTGGCCGCGGCGCCGTTGTTTCCCCGTTACCAGGTACGAGACGATCTCCCATGACACACGAATCAAAGGTCACGAGCGGGCAGACGCCGCCCGCGAAGCCACCGGCACCACGCACCGGGCGCGCGCCCGCTGCGGAAGGCATCGTCGGCGGTAGCTATGTCAACGGTGAAATCGTGGCGGCGACCAAGCCACCGAAGCCGATCGACGGCGCAACGGTGCGCGCGGCGAAACGCAAACAGGCGCGGGAGGGTAACCGATGACGACCCCAGTCAGTGTTGACGCCTTAGCCGTATTAATCAAACCAGAGTCCGTGCGCGGTACCGACGCGGAGCCGGTCCCGGGCGCGGATGCGGTACGCGTCGTGGGCCTCACGTGGACGAACACCGATCACGACTTCCACTTCCCCAACACGCGCGAAGACGTGAATAGCGGCACGCTGCTGCCGCCCCCGCCGGGCACGCCCGAGGGCGAGATCGTGACGTTCCGCCTAACAGTGGAATTCAAGGGCGTAACGACGGCGATCAGCGCGTCGAATAAGCCGGAATCGGGTCCGGCCTGGCGCGCGAGCGCGTACAGCGAGACCCTGGACTTGACCGGCGGCAGCGAGACGGTCACCTACGCGCCCGCGAGCTCCGGCCACGAGTCCGCCACGGTGTACATCTACCAGGCGGGGACGTTGTGGAAGCTAGTGGGCGGGGTGTGCGGCACGACGATCGTCGCGGCCGCGGGCAACATTCTGCGCATCGAGCAGGAGTGGTCCGCGCAGTTGCTGACCATCACCGCCGCGGCGGTGCCCGGTGGACTCGTGTTCGATGACACCGAGGCCCCGAATGTCGTGGACAGCGGCCTGACGGTCGGCGCCTGGTCCCCGGACTTCCAGGAATTTCGACTCCGCACCAACCCCACGCTGCAGCTGCTGGAGAGCGGGAATGCCGCGGATGGATTGCTCGGGTACTTCATCAGCAAGCATAATCCGGAGATCGAGATCCAGGGTCTGGTGGACGCGCTCGGCACGTACGATCCCTATGCCGATCGCCGGGCGGGGACCGCACGCGACATCGACGTGCAGTGGGGCAGCACGCAATACGCGATGCCCGAGATCCAGGCGACGGGGTGTATTCCCACCGCGATCCGGCACGCGGATCACAACACCTTCACCGCCTACACCGTGACGTACCGCGTCGCCGGGCTCTCGGTGATTGTCTCATAGATGCCCGAGCCTGCCTTCTTTGCGGCCTTCGATCGGGTCGAGATCGCCGTCGGCGAGACCGTCCTGCGGCTGAAACCGCTGACCGTCGCCGAGTCGGTGCCGTTTCTGCGGTTGTTGCACCGCATCAACTCGGAGCGATCCGCCGAACATGTCGCCGAGCTGTTTGAACGATTTCCGGACGCCGTCGAGCAGCCCGCGCTCGGTGCGTTACCCCCCGACCAGTTCTTCGGAGCGGTGCAGGATTTTTTTTCGGTGCTGAACAGCGGGACCTGGAGGTCCAGGACGGCGGCGGTGGACGGTACGGCTCCGCCACCTTCGACGATGTGATCGCGGAGTACGGCGAAACCTATGGGATGGCCGGACTGGGACAGACGCCGTGGCCGCTGTTCCGCGCGAACGTGGAGCGCCTCGATCGCTTTGATGCCCGACGCCTCTGGTATGTCCTGGCCGGGGCCGCCGGCGCGTTCGGCGGCAGCCAGGACAAAGCGGACCAACTGCATGCCCGTGCGTATCCCAACAGCATCCCTCTCCCCAAGATCGTGGTGAGTCGTGCCTGACGAACAAGTCTCGATCTGGATCCGGATTCGTGACGTCGGGAGTGCTGCGCTCTCGCGCACGGAACGCGCGTTCAAGCGGCTCGGCATCAGCAAGGAACGCCTGATCCGGATTGGCAAGCGCCTGGGTACCGTCCTGGTCGCCACGGTGGCCGCGGGGCTGGTCGCCGCGACGCGCGCGGCCGCGCGCTTCAGCGCCGCCATGGCAGAGGTGGGAACTCTCCTGGATGGGGACGTCCGGAAGCAGACGCAGGCGTTAGGCGACGAGATCCTCAACCTGTCACGCCGGCTGCCGAAGGACCCCAACGAGCTCGGCGCCGGACTCTATCAGGTCCTCTCTGCCGGCATCAGCGACACGACGGAGGCCATCCAGGTCCTCGAGGTCGCCACCAAGGCCGCGGTCGGCGGCATCGCGGACACCTTTACCGCGGTCGACGCGATCACGGGAGTCCTCAACGCGTACAACCTCGAGGCCGACCGCGCAACGCAAGTCTCCGATGTGATGTTCCAGACCGTCAAGGGGGGGAAGATCAATTTCACCCAGCTGGCGTCGGAGATCGGGACGGTCGCGCCCACGGCGTCGTTGCTCGGCATCTCGTTTGAGGAAATTGGGGCCGCCGTCGCGACGATGACCAAGGCCAACATCAGTGCGGCCGAGACGATGTCGTCGCTCAACCGGTTGCTGCTGTCGATCGTCAGTCCCTCGGCTGAGGCCAAGGCGGCCGCCGCCGAGCTCGGCGTCGAGTGGAGTGTCGCCGGTCTACGCGCGCACGGGTTCCAGGGATTGCTGGCCCAATTGGAGCAGGCTACCCAAGGCAACATCACGACGCTGCAACGCGTCGTGCCGGATCTCCGGTCGTTCCGCGCCGCCGCGGTGATCGCCGGGACGGGGGCCGAGGAATTCGCGAAGCAGGTCGAGAACATGCGCAACGCCACCGGCGCCGCCGAAGGGGCGTTCGAGATCATGAATCGTGAGATCACGAATCTCTGGCAGCGCCTGAAGAACAGGTTGAACATCGTGCTGATCGAGGCCGGCACCGTCGCGATCCCCGCCCTGGCCGATGCGCTCGAGCGCGCCGGCGGGCCGCTGGCCGAGATGGAAACCTTCGTCGAACAGAACACCGACGCGATTCGGGAATTCTCCATCGCGGTCGGCCAGATCGGCACGGCCGTCGCCCAGGCGTTGATCGCGATCGGCAAGCTCACGGTCAAGCTGGGCGATCTGCTCGATGCGTGGAATCTGATCCTCAATCCGGACCTCGCCTTCTCGCGGCCGCAGATCGACACGCTCGGGCAGATCGATGATCAGGTGGTCCTGGCGGAACGGCTCAACGCGCTTGGCGCACGGCGTCTGGAGCTCGAGCAAGACATCGCGGCGATCAAGGCGAAGCCGACCCCGAGTGCGACCACCAGCGCGCTGGCAGGAATTGCCCCGGGACTCCGTCTCGGTGCGGAGCAACGCTCGCTCCCGGAATTGGAAGCAGAGTTCGACGGACTTGCGGACGCGATCGCGTTCGGGCTGCAACGCCTGCAACGCCTCGCGCGGGAGCAAGCCCCGGCGCGCGGGCTGCAACGCCTGCAACGCCTCGCGCGGGAGCAAGCCCCGGCGCGCGGTGATGGAGACCGGCGTGACCTGACGCCGCCGCCGACACCACCGCCGGGCCTCAGCCGACGGGAACAAATCGAGCTGTTCCTGGCCACCGCGAGGGGTGGGGTGGTCGGCCCCGGCCTCACGCACGGAGCGCCGCTGACGGTCCGTCAGTTGCTCCGCCCCGACGAGCGTCCGGACCGGGGTGCGCTCACGGCGTTGGGCGGATTTCCCGAGCTCCAAGTGGGTGGTCCCGACATGCTGCAACGCGCAGCCGAACGCGGACGCCAGGCACAGGAGCAGTTGAACGCCACGCTGGACGCCCTCGGCACGGTCGGTGAGGGGGCGCATGACATGGCGGCCTCGGTCGTCGATAATTTCGCCGTCATGGCCGGCGCCGCCATCGCCGGCAGTGACCAGATGGCGCAGGTGGTCATCCACTCCTTCACGCGGATCCTGCAGGATCTGCAAGCCGTCCGCGCCAACCCGCTGTTAGGCAGTGTGATTGGATTGGCCGGTGGCTTGCTCGGTGGCCTGTTCGGCCGCAACAACGATCGCGATCGCGAGATCCCGGTCCGGGTCACGCGGTTCGACGACGCGGCCCGGCGCGATCTGCAGGGGCGCACCGAAGAGACGTTCCACCTCACGATCGAACAGGGCGGCGTGCCTGTCGACGAGCTGGAGTACTTGCTCCAGCGTCGTGAGGCCCGCGGCGCGCGTGTCACCATCCCGACACGGATCGTGTCCCGATGAGCGGGTCCGTCTTCCTGGTTGAGAACGTGTTCTCGACGCTCCAGTTCCCCGCGCACGTGGTCAGCGCGTCCTCCGCCGCCGTCGACATGGAGGCGTTCCGCGTGGCCAACGGCCGGCGCTGGCGGCGCGATCGCTGGTCTCCCTCGGTGACGGGCGACGCGTGGATCCGCGTCCTCTGCGATCAACCGCGGTACGTCAGCATGCTGGCGATGGACGGGCACAACCTGGCCGGGTTTCCCGTGCGGTTGGAGATCTCCAACACGGGGTTTGGCGGCGAGGCGTACGAGCGCCCGATTGACGTCACGGTCCCGGCCGTCTCCACACCGGGAGCGCTCGAGGATCCCGCGGGTGTGCTGAGCGAGGATGGACAATGGTTGGCCCGCTTACCCGTCGGCACGATGGCCTGGGGCTTCCGCCTGTTCATCCCCGCGATGGGTGGGGGGTTGATTCCGGAGATCACGGGTCTCCGGTTAGGCAGGACGTGGGATCTCGTCCTGCGCAAACCCTTTCGGGAGGACGGGTCGCGTCCGGTGGCGGAGAGCACGCGCTCGAGCGCCGGGTGGGCGGGCCGCACGCAGGTCGTCCCGACGAAAGAGGGGCAACTGCGCGTCGAGCTCGAAGGATTCCACGAGTACGACGAGGCGCGGTACTTCCAGTCGCAGTACGAGCTGCACCGTCCGACGGTCTTCGTGCCCGACGCCGCTCAGGGGGATCGCGCGACGATCATCGCCAACCAGGACAACGGGGTGATCGCGTTCGGCTTCGAACCCGGTGACACCAGCTACCGGGTGGCCACGATCCCGTACGAGGAACACGAGGCCCCGCTGCCATGAGCCTCAAGCCCTCGGATCTGCTCTTTGCCGTCGGCGGTCAGATTGCGCAACGGTATGGGACGTTGTATCGACGGACGCGTGGCGCGGATCGCGGGGGCGAAGCGCATCGTGGGACCTTCTCCCGCGCCAGCGCGGCGTGGACGCGTCACCAGGACGGCCTCTGCCGGCCGGTGCCGGATGACCGCCACCGGATCGCGTGGTTCGATCTCGACGGCGACGGTGTCAACGAGACGCCGGCATACCTAGGGGAGCCGAGTGTCACCCACGACCTGGACGATCCCAGCGAGCTGGAAGACAGCGCGTCGCCGTGGGGTGGGAACGCTGGCTTTACGATCAGCGCGCGGCCCTCCATCATCAGCGGGAAGACGGCGTATCAACACCAGAACGGCGGCGGCGGACCGGCGATCGCCCGGATCCAAACCGATGGCGTGTTGTCTGCGGCGGACAGCGTGTGGGGCTATTTCGAGAATGTCGACGCAGAGCGAACCGCGCTGTCGATCTTCGACCAGGACCTGGCGACGCACCTGCATATCGCGAACCTGGTGTGGGCGACGGGCGAAACGGAGACGCAGCAGGGATCCGGCGCGGCGTTCGTCCGCCAGGAAGCAGTCGCCGGACCGAACGGGGGGCCGGTCTATTGGCTCGGCTGTAACGCCGCGGGGACCGACGGGAACGTCAAGCAGATCTTTGTGTTCCCGACCGGGGTCACCACGAATACCGAGACGGTGATCATCCACCACATCCAGTCGGAAGCGCGCGCCCAACCGACGACGACGCCCATCCCGGAAGGTGCGGGCGTCGTCCGGGCGGCCGACGCCCTCGACTATCCGTACTACGGGCCGCCGACCGGCATCCAGATCTACAGCAAGTTCCTCGATCTCGGCGGATGGTTGGTGGCCTCGGGTCGTGTCTGGGAAATGGGCGACGCCGCCGGCGGCGTCCGCGTGGTGGGGACCGGCACGATCTATCAGGTCGTCGTCGACATGGGTGCCACCACGGTCTCCGCCGGGCCGGTGGTGAGTTTGGCGTACGGCGACCTCGTGGAGATCCTCGTCACGGTGCGCGCGACCTCAGCCGATTGCGAGGTGGCGATCAACGGGGCGGTCGTGGGCAAGGAGACGACCGGCGTCTATACGGCGTTTACGATGGCGCCCACGCTGCAGATCGGCCACAGTGGGAGTGGGGCGCTCGCCGGCGCGCAGGCCCACCTCGCCCACCTCGGCGCGCGCGGCGTGACGGCCACGATGCAGGACTTTCGGAACGTCGTGCGCATCGGGGTGCTCGCCCCATGAAGGCCGGTATGACGCCAGCGCTCGTGCATCGGTTGCGGCGCGCCGACGTGGGCGCGCGGCAGATCGTCATCGCCAACACCGTGACGCGCGAGGACGTCCGTCGCACACGCGGGGATTGGGAGCAGCTCGACGGCTGGCCGGTCAGCGGGCTGGAGGTGCTGCCCGATCATCGGCTGGGCTTGTCGACCGGGTTGGCGACGGCGATCGAGCAGACGAGCAGCGACGATCACATCACCGACCTGGACGGCCCGCCCAACGCGTTGGCGGCGATCCCCTTCCTTGTGGCCAAGGTGACGTGGGCGGGGACGGATTCGCCAGGCATGGCGATCCATCGGGTCGTCGCGCGGCTGCATCCCAAGCTCACGGCGGAAGACAAGGAAGTCGCGCGCTTCCGGTGTCAGCTGTTCGCGGTCGAGCGCATGGTGCTGGACGAGGAACTGGAGCTCCGCGCCCTGAGTCTCCCGGCGACCGTCGACGTCCCGGACGCGACGGAACTCGAGCAGGACTTCACCTTCGACTTCACCGACCTGCTGCCACGGCCGAAAGCGTTAGGCCCACCGATCGGCGGCGGCCCTTTCGGCGTCACCGCCCCCGTGATGTATGCCTTCCTCTGGGCGACGAAAACGGACGGATCGCCGGCGAGCAACGTGGGCTGGGCCCGGGATACCGGCACGGCGAATGTGACGACGGCGAGCAACGTCCTCGAGGGCGCGCAGCTGCAGATCATTGCCGGGCCGACGCCGCGGTATGAAGAAGTTCTCTATGGCGATGGGTGTCCGCGCGTCCGGTTCGAGACGGCGAGCTACACCGAAGTAACGGCCGCCTACACCACCGCGCCGATCGATCTCACCGCCGCGGCGACGGTGCTGGGGGCCGACGCGTTCGATGCCCTGGATGACACGGATCCCGCGGCCCACACGCCCACCAGTGGTCTCGGCGGCTGGTCCGTCCTGCTCCAGAATGACGGTGACCCGCTGTATCTCGCGATGTCCGGCAATCGCCTGCGCTATTTCGGGTCGTCGGCCGGTGGCGAAGAAGAACGCTTCGTGTTGATCTCGGATAATCCGGTCATGCCGACCACGGGGATCTTCGAGACTTGGGTGACCTGGCAGCGGGATGACGAAGCCATCGGGGTGCACTATGGCGGTCTGAGTTTCTACCTGGACGAGGCCGGGACGTTCACGTTCGACGGCGATGCCACCGGGTTGTTGAACTGGCCCCCAGGTGTGCACGTGCGGCTCAGCGAAAGCGGGTTGGACAACGTGCGGTTCCAGTTCGCCGAGTTCAACGCCGCCGGCACCCAAGTCCAGAACACCAGTGATACGACCGACATTCCACTGGGCGGCACCGACGCGATCCGGCTTGGGTGCACCCTCGACATCGGTACGCGTGCGCTCACGATTTGGACGGAGCCCGACGGGGGTGGCGTGCGCACCGTGCACGGGACCGAAACCCTCCTTACCGATTTCGTGGCGTTAGGCTATGGGCGCGTGGGCGTCAACGGCACGATCTTCTCTGCCGGTAACGTCGAGATGTTCTGGGATGATTTCCGCTGTGTCGTCTATGCGGCGCTCGTGGACGACGTCGAGATCATCGTCAAGATCCAGACGCCGCTCGGGACCGCCGTCACCGCGGAGATCAACGACGGCGTCGGCAGTGGTTGGGTGCCGGTCCGGCATCGCGATCGCGTGGGGGTCGACCTGACCCCGTTCGGCGGGTCGGATCTCACCGGCGTGGCCAAACAGCTCCGCTACCTGATGCGGTCCACACTGACGCCGAACGCCGCGGGGGACGTGACGCCGTACCTGATCGAGCTCGGGGCGCGCGAAGTCCGGTCGATCGATCTCGATGGGCTGGCGCGCGTGAGTGGCGGGGCGTGGAACGTGGCCCCGGATACACTGCAAGCGGAGACCTCCGAGGCGGTCATCACCGTCATCCAGGACGGGGTGCGTGATTTCACGGACGCGGCCTCCGTGTTGGCCTCGGCGACGGCGCCGGTGACGCGCGAGTTCGAAGTCTACTGGGGCCATCCCGCGCTGCCGCGTGCGGACTGGCTGCACGCGCAAACGTACGAGGTCGAGGATCAGCAGGACGCCGGCGGCGCGGTCGACTTTCTGTGCGTGACGAAACGGCAGCATCTCTATCGGGAACTGCCGGCCCCCGTCGACGCCGGCGGTGGCCAGGTAGAACGCGACCCGATCATCTACGATGGGGTGAGCCTCAAGAGCGCGTGGGACGATGCGCTCACCAACCGGCTGGCGATCCAGGCCCGGGACCTGGGGCCCGGCATCGACGACGACACGACGGCCATCCGGAACATTCTGACGGCGGCCAAGGGGGAAGACGTGATCGGCGCGCTGGCCCGCCTGGGCGGTGGCGCGGCCGATTCCGTCCAGGGGCGCTTGCGCTTCATCGATTTCCACGGTGTGCGCGTCGTGGCCGCCGTGTTCCCGTCCGAGGAGATCGAACCGCTGTTCGTTGGGCCCGGGCTGCGTGGCCGGATCCCGGCGTTCAACGTGCCGTTCGATTGGAACGACGACGAAGAACGGTTCCTCCAGGAAGCACAGCACGTGCACGTGCCGTCGCTGAACGCGTTCGGGCCCGCCCCGTTCGACGTCGCCCCCACGCTGGCCGATCATATCGCGCGGTGGATTCCCGACGATCCGGACTTCGCGAAAACGGTCGCGAAACGGGTCGTGGATCCGATGGCGGGTGGACGCATCGAACTCCAGTGGCGCTCGACGTACGCGTATCCGGAACTGACGGCGGCCGACGTCGTGCTCGTCCAGACCGATCGCTTCGTCGCGTTCAATCCGGTCAACGCGGCGCCGATCACGGGCATGGCGTGGGTGGTCTGTATCCTGATCGGCGGCCGCGAGGGCGAACCGTATGCGGCCCGCGAATTCAGCGGATGGGTCACCGATTACGCGGACATCTTCTCGAGCGGCGAGGACATCATTCAGGTCCTGCCCGCCCCGCCGACGAACGTCACGGCATGGCGACGGTTCTACCTGGCCGACGCCGCGATCGACACGAAGCCCGAACGGCTGGAACTGGACTTCATCGAGTCGGTGTCTCCGAATATCACGCGCTACGAAGTGCAGGTCCGCCGGGGCGCGAGCGCCACCTGGCATGCCTTGCCCGATCCGTCGCCGATCGGTGGTTTTGGCACGTGGCGCACGGTGGACTCGGAGCCGATCGTGAGCGGCACGACGGGGTGGGCCGTGCGGGTGCGCGCCTGGAACACCGCCCAGTTGGTGAGTCCCTGGGTCACCGAGACCACGATCGTCGGGGATCCGCTGCCCGGGCCGATCGACATCGAAGTCTCGCAGGTCCTGCAGATCGCCCACGCGTTTGCGCCGAACGCGCGGATCATGACGACGAGCGGCAACGTGCTGGCGACGGACTATCTGGTCGTGGTGGATATCAGTGGTGGGGGATCGTCCACGCTCCCCGCGTCGGGGGATCAGTCGCCCGGCGGACGTCAGCTGGTGATCCTCAACGCGTCCGGGGACGCGCATACGGTCAATCCGGATGGCAGTGACACGATTAACGGCGGCGCGAGCCTCTCCATTCCGGCCGGCGCGATCCGGAATCTGATCCTACCGGGGAGCGCCACGAATTGGCGGGCTGCATGAATGCGACGAGCATGGTGTAGCGTGGCGACCGACACGATACGCGACCGACCCAAGCACGGCATGATGATGCGCCTCGTCACGGACATCGACGAGCTGGGCGTCGTCTCACGCATCCGCGTTGAACAGCGGGGGTTGGAGGACTACGATCTGACGCTGCGCTTCGGGGCACGCGGCGCGACGCTCGACACCGAACAGCGCAAGGGATCGGCGTTCGAGATCCCGTTAGGCGATTTCGCTTTCACCTGGCAGAAGGAACCCCGCATCGTGCGCGATCGGTTCGGAGTGGCCCGGACCAAGCAGGTCGGGAACTACCGCATCGAGTACCGTGTCCAGGTGCCGCGCGATCTGCGCTGGAAGCGTAATGAGGATAACCGGCTGCTGTGGCTCCTTGACCGGGAACAGTACATGCGGCACGGCCTGGCCTCCCTGCATTGGATGCGGGACGGCGAAGAACTCCGCCGGCTCCAGCGCGAGTACGCCGATGCCGCCACCCACCTGCGCGACGTCTATGAGCGCACGGTCCGGGGGTGGCACCGCCCGATGATGATGGCCGACTACACGGCCACGGGACAAATCCAGTGGACCGAGAACGGGAACGCGAGTGAGACCGCGACGTGGGCCGCGGGCGATGTGGTCGTGTTCGGCTTTGCGACGTTTCCGGGTGGCACGTTTGGGTCGACGGTGGACGGCGAAGCGCACGATGATTTGTTCGCCGCGGTGGACACGGCCGACGATGATGACACCGCCGTGATCACCGTCCATGCTGATCCGACGACCGGGTCCTCGGTGACGTGTGCGACGTCGGGCGGTCCGGACACCAACTGTGGGTGTGCGTTCGCCGTCACCGGCGCCGATGCCGCCGAACTCGCGTCGACGGGGTTTCCGGATACCGGCGGCTCCGACGCAGAAGATCCCGTGGTCGCCCTCGACACGGCTGAGGGCGACGAGGCGATCGCGGTCTACGGGTGTTTCGACTTCGACGCGGGCCCCGGGGAAAATATCGTCGCGCCGCACACGGGCGACACGGAGATCTTCGAGGACGGACTCGGCGCCAGCGATTGGCAGCAAGGCTACGTGGCGCATGAGAAGGCCACGGGCGCGAGTACGAGCGTCGGGGCCGTGGCCGACCCTATTGATGGCGCGTTCCAAATCCTCGCGGCGGCCGTCATCCCGACGACGGCCGCGGGGGCGGCGCTGACGGCCGTGCGCGGGGAAGCACAGCAATTGAGTGAGGCCCCGCACCGCAATCTGGGCCTCACCCGCCTGCGCAATGAATCCGCCTCGCTGGACGACGACACGTTGCGAGCGCTGGGCCTCGTGCGGGTGCTGGATGAGGACGCAGACCTCCAGGAGGAGACGCCGCGCGTCCTCGGAATCCGGCGCCTCCGGAGTGCGACGCTCGAACTCGAGGAGACGCACAGTGGGCACCTGGGCCTCCGCCGCGTGCGGGATGCGACGCTCGACCTCCCCGAGGACTCGGCGCGCACCGTGGGCCTGATGCGTCTGCACGATGTGTCCCTGTCCCTGGTCGAGGCCGTCGCCCGGTCGCTCGGCCTGGTGCGCGACCAGGCGGCCACGATCGCGCTGGAGGAATTCGTGTTGTCGGCGCGCGGCCTCGTGCGGACGCGTTCAGAGGTCGAGGAACTTTCCGAAACGACTCTCTCCACCCGTGGCCTCGTGCGCCTCCGCGCGGCCGCGATGGAACTCGCCGAGACCGTCGCCGCCGTGAGGGGAGTGATCCGTGCACACGGCGTCACGCTCGAGCTGGTAGCGGACATGCTCAGCGTACGCGGGCTCACGCGAGCCCGCAGTACTGCAATGGAGCTCCCGGAGGCACACGCCGCCGTCCGCGGTCTCACCCGGGACCGCAACACGACGGTCGCGCTAGCGGAAGACACCGGGTCGGTCCGGGGCCTGCGCCGGGCCCAGGATGACACCGCGCAGCTCGCCGAAACGACACTAGCCGCACGCGGGCTCGTCCGGCTGCACGTGGTCACGCTGCAGCTCGCCGAGCTGGTGCTCCGTCGCATGGGACTCGTCCGGATCCGCGATGGCAGCATGCAGCTGACGGCGGACACGCACCGGGTGCTGGGGCTTCGGCGGATTCGCGAGGCGGCGCTGGCGTTGGGTGAAGCCGTGGTCAGCGCGCGCGGCATGATCCGTCAGCACGACGAGACCAGCGCGCTCGAAGAGCAGCACGTCGCCCGCACCGGCCTGGTCCGGGTGATCGCCGAGACGGTGCAGTTGGTGGAGACGGTCGCCTCGAACTTCGCGGTCGTGTTCCTGGGCTTTCTGGTCCATCTGCTGCGCATGGTCCCGGTGCTCGACGTGGACGTCACGCTCGAGGGAGTCCTCGACCTTCAGGCCTCCCTGGACGCGACGATCGCGACCGATATCGACCTCCGACCGTCCGAGGACTCATGACCACTACGTGCACCGCGCGGGCCTACTACCAGGGCAACAGCATGTTGCTCGAGGTGTTGATTACCGACGCCCGCACCAGCATGCCGATCACGACCGGCGTGACCGTCACGGCCGCCCTCATCGTGCCCAGCTCGGGGGCGACGGTCCCCGACAGCGCCATCACGCTCGCGCACGTCGGCAGTCCGGACGGGCGCTGGCACGGGGTGTTTCCCGCGACGCTGACTACCACGTTAGGCACGACGCTGTTCGCCCGGTTGACGATCGACGGGGGCGGTGAGGCGACCGCCGTCGTCGACATCCAGGTGCCGGTGACCCGGCGGACGGCATGATCGGGTTTCTGCTGGGCGTGCTGGTCGGGATCGTCGGGACCGTGAGTGCCGTGACCTGGTGGGGTGTGCACCTCGCGCGCCGCCGGCGTCGATGGACGCGTACGAAGGCCGGGACCGCCAAGGTCGCCAAACTGCACGCCGCGGAGCACACCGTGGCCGTGCTCAATGCTGAACCCCGTGATGCCGGACGGCACACGATTGAAGGGAGATAGACCACATGGTGTTATTGAAGAGCCGTTTCCGTCTGCCCGGCCTCGCGACCGTGCTGCAGCGCTCGCGCGCGGGGCTCTGGTTTCCGGAGTACGGCCACGTCGTCGATCGACGCAACAACGTCCTCGCGGTGCTGCGACGGCCGCGGCAGGACGGGATCCTCATCCCCGGGTGCAACATCGTCACCGACGCCGGCGACGTGCACATCGCCGAGCTGGGCTCGGGCGAAGTAGCGACGAATGCGTTCACGACCTGGGCCATGGCCAGCGCCGGCACACCGGGCAAGGCGGCGGACGACGATGATTTCACGCTGATCGCCGGGTCCCTGCAGGCGCAGGACGGCACGTACCCACAGACGGATGACGGGGACGGGGACAACACCGGCGCCGGCGTCGACGTGCGCACGACGCGCGTCAGTTACACGGCCGCCGCATTCAACCACGCCGCCATCACGCACGGGTATATCACCAACGCCTCGCCTGGGGTCGCCGAGCCGCTCTACGCCGGATGGGCGTGGGCGTCGTCGATCAACAAGACCGCGAGCGACACGCTCAAGGCGTTTCACAACACCACCATGAACGGAGTTTAGCGTTATGCACTTGCAATGCCGCGCGACACGCGTCGCGGAACGTACCGAAGTGTCCGTCGGGGGTGGCGGGCAGGAGTCCGAGCACCACCTCCTGGATGTCCGGCTGGAGCCCGTGGCCGGGGACGGCTGGACCGGCGGTCCGGCCGGGACGATCAGCCTCACGTTTGACGATTCGAGCCAGTTTGCGTTTTGGCACGAGGGCCGGACGTACGTGATCACCCTGGTCGGGGAGTAGTTCGGGAAACAGTTGAGCAGCACACCTCAAACAGGGGATGGACGACATGGAGGGATTCGTACTCCCGGGATGGCTCGCGGCCATCGCGTTCACGTGCCTCTGCCTGGCCGGGACCGTGCGCTGGGTGCGGGAAATCATCAAGCCGGTCAGTACGGGGGGCGCAGGGATGTCGTCCGCCCGCGCCGAGTGGCGCGGGAAAGTCGAGGAGATCCTGCGTCAGGAGCAGGAACTCACGAGGCAGGTGACGCAGATGCTCTCGCGTCAGACGGAGGTCCTGCGGGACATCCACGCCTCCGTCACCACGCAGTTGGCCAACGTGCAGGCGCAGATGGTCAACGTGCACACGCAGACGCAGCTGCTCGAGGAGAAACTCGAGGTCCTCGCGTCGGTGTGGAAACACGCAATCAAAGGAGAGTGAAGCAATGAAGGTATTCCCAAGTTCTATCCAGCCGGTGCTCGTCGTGGTCGCGTGCACGTGCGCGGTCCTCGTGCTGAGCACAGTGGCCGCAGCCGGCCAGGAGGAGGCGCCCCATCTCGGTGAGCAACTCCTCGATCTGCTCAATCTGGTGGTCGCCACGATCACCGGTCTGCTGACGGCCGGCATGGAACTCATCAAGCGATTGATCGGCAAGGTCGACGCAGGATGGGCGCGACTCTGGACCGGGATCCTCAAGCCCATCCAGCCGATCATCGTGTCGGCGTTGTCGGTGTTGGTCCCGATCCTCGGGTTGGACATCTCCACCGTCGAGGTCCTCGTGACGGCGCCGCTGTCGTTCATCGTCGCCCTCACGGTCCGCGAGCTGCTCGCCAAGAAGGACGACCCGCAACCCGCGTTCCGATGAGTCGCTGGGTCGAGCTCCTCCTCCTGTCCGTCGTCGTCGTCGTGGCGATGCTTTGGATCCGTCCCACGCCCGCGGATATCGAGCGAGAGCTCGCCCAGCAGGCAGAGCGTCTCGAAGCGTCATTCGCGCAAGAGCGCGCGGCGCTTCGGGCCGCCTGTGATGCGCTGTCGGGATGACGCCCGAGGAGATGTACCGGTCCCTCGCGCGGTGGGAGCGCGTCGAGAGACTGCTCCCCTACCTGGTGGTGGTGCTCACGATCGTGGTGGTCCTGGTGCTGATTGCCCTGCGATGAGATCACGGCGGGCTCAATCCGATCGGCGAGTCACCCACACCCAAGCTAGTTGCTGTAGCGTGTGCATGGTCTCCGGCGGTGGATGACGGGCGCCGGGCTCGACCCGTGTCGCGCACCACGGCTCCGGCGGGACCGGCTCGCCCGCGGTCGCGAGCGGAAGCACCTGCGGGTCCACAGCATGGAGTCGCGCCCAGAGTAGTGACCCGCATCGGGAGTGCCGCGCGATCCCCACGGTGACCACTGCGACACGCTCGCCGGCGTGCTCCTCCCACAGCACGACCACACAACAGCGTCCGCGTGCCTGCGCGGTGACGCGAAAGGCTCGCTGTCCCGGCAGTGTGACGACATCGCCCGTGATTGCCCGCTCGAGCACCGGCCGAAGGGGCGCGAGTTGCGCATCGGGTGGTTGGGTAGATCGCGTGCGGTCCCCGTCGTCCAAGTCCCGGCATTCGAGGTAGGTGGAGGTCCCGGTCATTCCACGTGCCATCCCGCCGCGACGAGCGCGTCGATGAGCGCGCGGTCGCTGACGACGTATCCGTCGTCGCTGCGTGGCACGTCGGGGTGGCGCCGCTCGATCCATTGCCGGGCAGCCTCAGACTGCGGCACGAGGAGTAAACGGCCGCTTCCGAGATTCCCGATGAACACGTCGGGCGGGTGAGTCCGACGCCACACCTGCCAGGCCGCGCGCCGCTGGCCGTGCACAAGCAACCGACCGCGCGCGGTCGCGTGTTCGGCTGGCGTCCGGAGCTGACAGCCGGAACCGATCGGTGCGGCACACACCGGGCACGCCACGGCGTGGATGATCTTGTCCTCGCGGTGACTCACGGGGCAAGCCTCTCGCTCTCGCGCGGGAAGGTGTGATCGAAGGCGATCCCGGCCCCCTCGTCGGCTGCCGCTGGATCACTCAAGACCAGCGTCCCCGCTCGGCAGGCGTCGAGTGCCACCTCTAAAATGTCGTAAGCTCGACGGGCGTCGCACGTGCGGATCTCCTCGATTCGCGCGGCGCTCAATCCAGCCTGCCGCGCGAGGTGGATCAGCGTGTCTGCGGGATACGCTGGTATCTCGACACGGGGACGACGCCACGGACCGACCTCGACGTGTCCCCCGTTCGTGTTGACGGGCCGCACGGCCCGGCAGTCTAGGCACCGCTCGGTGTAGGTGACGCCTCCGTGGGCTGCGCGGTTCTGGTGGGTGTGCGGATGCACCGCCACCGAGCCCGTGTATCCGAAGTGGTCTCCGGAGGTGGTGCGATCGTGGTGGCAGTTGGTCGCGGTCGTCATTGGTCTCTCCTTTGTGGTGGTTCAAGGGCTGGGGCGGGAGTCGAACCCGCCCGTACTCCGTCAGCCTGTGATGCTCGCGTGCTGGATGCGGGTGACGATAGCATCCGGGGTGTCACGTCGGATGATACGCTGCGCTCCGATCGTCGTGAGCGGGCGCTCGTGGTACAGGACCATCGTCTGCTCGACGTGCGCGCCTCTCCGCGGGTCCAGGAGCGTGTAGGTGATGTCGTTCCGGTAAGTCATGGTCTCTCCCTCTCCTGCCCCTGTGACATCCCCGAGGCGCGGGCCCTGCTGCTGCTGATCTCTATATAATATAACGCATACTTGACATTATGTCAAGTACTTTCCGCCTCTAGCCTCGCGGGCGAGGGCCTCCAGCGTCGGAGCCGGCAGCGTCAAGGCGGCCGCGGCGAACGCGATCACCCGCGGTACCGGCTCCGGGCCGTGGATGAGCCGGCTGATGGTCTCCGGTGTGTAGCCGATCAGCTCCGCGAACGTCCGCTGCGTCAGCCCGGCCTCCGCAATCCGCCGCTTCAGGTCATATCCCGTCATAACTTGACAATTTATCATCGTCCGATCAGTTCTGCCAGTTGGGATCGCACGGCGTTTGTCCTCGAGGATAAGGGCTGAGAATCGCCAGGTTCGACCTGGACCGACGTGGCGGGCAACGTGTTCAGCGCACGTACGATGCGCGGCGCGGTCCGCGGCAAACCGACGCGGCCGTGTGGTTGTGGCTCCGTCGTCATCTCATCCGTCGTCGCGCTGGACCGCTGGGCCGGACGCGAGCGTTAGGCAGACCGTTGAGGTTGTAGGAAAACCCGGTTGTGACGTCGGTTGAGCGCGGCGGAGGTCCGGTTTGGTACGTGGCGGGTGTGGTGGAGAGGATGAGTGGCCTAACGGAGGCCTAACGGTGGTGCAGTCGGGGCGCTGAGCCGAGGGGTGGAGGGTCGAGGCGGCTATGCAGCGTAGGCCAGCCGGGCCAGCTTCTCGATGTTGTGGACCAGGCAAAAGAGCTTCCACTGCCCGTCCACTTTGTGCCGACCCCGCAGGGTGAACCGCGTTAGCCCTTGTTGTAGCAGAGATTCCCGAACACCGGCTCGACCACCCCGAACCGCGCGGCGTACTGCGCGCGCCCCTCGGGCGTATCGATGCGCGCCTTCATCCGGGCCGTGTGGGTCTCACGCGTCTTG